CTTTCAGTGGGAGTCCCACTGCCCATGAAGGATTTACTGCCATCATTTCATTAATTTCATCCACTGATGACACACCATCCGGTACTTCCAGAACAACTTCATCGTGAACGTGCATCACAATATCAAACCCTGCCTTTTCCAAGCGGAGCATTGCTTCAGCCAATATATCCCTTGATACCGCCTGGACAATATTTTCCACAATTTTTGCACCGTAAGTTTCGATACGTGTCCACTTCTTCGATTCTCCTACTCCTTCATATGTGATGCTCTCATGTCCGAAGCGATTAAGTTCAATTCTTGGTTTCACATAAGAAAGTTTTCTACCGGATGGCAAATGGACAAACAAAATGCCTCCCCGATACTCGAATGTCAGCATATGCATCTGCACCGTAGTTTTTTCCTTTACCGCCTTTAATGCAGCCACATCAACCTTCCGCCAAAAATCAGTAATGTGCGGATTTGCTCCTCTCCATTGTGATACCAGTTCCGGCAGTTCCTCTTCAGAAAGTCCCATCTTTACCGCACCCATGGAGACCAAGGCTCCTACCGACCCGCCATATCCAAGTGCCAGTTCTGCAATCTTTCCCTTCTGCCGGAGTGGTGATGTTTTCCCGATTTCCTCAATTGGAACACCAAACATGGCAGAAGCCGATGCTTCATAAATCTTACCGTGTGTGGCAAATACCTCCAAGCGCCACTGTTCCCCGCTCATCCACGCAAGCACTCTGGCTTCTATGGCAGAGAAGTCACTGATAATAAATCTGCAGCCTGTTGTTGCTACAAATGCTGTTCTGATAAGTTCCGAGAGAACCCCCGGTGTGGAATCATACAGAAGTTCCACCAAATCGAATCGACCTTCTTTAACAATGGAACGTGCCAGTTCCAAATCTTCCATATGATTTTGCGGAAGATTGTGTATCTGTACAAGGCGGCCTGCCCACCTTCCGGTACGGTTGGCACCATAAAACTGCAGCAGACCATGCACTCTTCCATCGCAGACCGCACGCTCGATTGCCTCATATTTTTTTACACTGGTCTTGGACATGGCAAGCCGGAGTTTCAACAGTTCCGATACATCTCCCTCTGTCTTATCCACCAGTTCCCTTACCGTATCTTTTGCTAGAGAATCTACTTCAAGTCCTTTACTGGTAAGCCACCCTTTAAGCTGTGATACACTATTGGGGTTCTCCAAACCGGATAACTCATAAGCCCGTCTGGTAGCCATGTCTTTATAAAGTAAATCGCAGGAGATTGCCTGCTTTACCATTTCCGTATCCACCAAAATCCCCCGGTCATTGATACGCTGGTCCATACAGTACAACTGCTGCTCCCTGTCGGGAATCGGATAACGCTTTAACTTTTCACGAATCTGCTTTTCTACATCTACATCACGCTTACAATAGGACTTAAACATCTCCCACTTCTCCGGTGCATCTTCCGGAAGATTCCGTGTCCGATTTCCGTTACTCTTCGTAGGCTTGCAGGGCATACAAAAAAATCTTATTAGTTCTTTGCCTTCGGACATCTTCTTTTTATCCAGTGACAGAGCTTCTCCGACACCTTCGAGAGATAACGGCAGAGCAAGCAACGCTGCCTGAACCGCTGTACATCTCCACACTTCCGGTGGTAACGAAAGTCCCAAATAGCGATTGATGCAGGTGCGTTCAAACGCTGCATTAAAAGCTGCTTTTACTACGGTATCATCCTGCAATAATGCCATCGCTTCCTCCGGCATCTTTTCTCCCGATGCAAGGTCTACCACTCTGGTTTCTCCTTCATCCACGCTGTAAGCAAACAACAGAATTGCAAACTGCTCCGAGGAGACATATCTATGTACCCCGCAATCCGGAAGGCTCACATCAGAAAAGGTTTCTATATCAATAGACATTACTTCAGCCATGCATACGACCTCCCGGACTTTATCTTTGATACCACTTTACGGGAAATACCCATTTCTTCCGCTATTGCATACGGATGTATTCCCTCCGTCAAACGATGCTTTATATTTAAAACTTCATCCACCGTCAGTTCCAGTATCTGAGCCGGAAGTCTTCTATAAGAGCCATTGCGTCCCCGGACATAACGTGGCATTCTACGGATTCTCCCAGCACTGCTAATCTGATACCGATTTTCCTGACCTTCTATATCTTTCCATGTTTCCATCATACGGAATCCTCCTTTTATGTAAGGGGCAGCATTACACTGCCCCTGCTCTGTATGCGTTTATTCATACAGGAAATCATCGTTATCATCCACTGCCTCGAATTCATCCTTGGCATTTGCTCTGGAACCAAGTGGCTCTCCATCCTTTAACTTCTGGATGTTGCCTAAGCCTGCTGCCACACCCTTGTTGCCGTTAGAATTGTAAGCGTAAAATGTTACAGACACTCTTCCGTAGCAACCGGAATACACCTCGCTCTGGTCCAAAATTGGCTGTACCTTGCTATCCACTACCTGTGGTGCCTGACGGCTGTTCGCATTTAAGAACATACTGCCTGCATATGCCTCATCATCCGGTCTGTCGATGTCACCATCACGAAGAGGAGTCTTAAGATTCGCAGGAATCTTACCGCCCCACTTCCCCTTACCTTCTTCCTTGGCAATTTCGACTGCCTTCTGAATCTTTGCAATGGTTTCCTTATCGTTCTTATCGATAATACATGACACGCTGAATTTAGGCTCACTTCCATTGATGGAATCCGGCTCAAAAGCATGAAGATAGCTCAAACGACATGGAACGATTACTTTGGTTGGATTGTTAACTGTACTCATAATTTAGTCCTCCTTAAAATCCGCTTCTGCGGTTGCTGTACTAATTGCTTCTCTTTTATCAGATTCCGGAACCAGTGTTACTTTGCCCTCTGGCTTGTAAACAAAGTTTCCGAGAACTTCTTGGAACTTTTTCTTTCCCATCAGCTTTTCCATCTCGGTAATGCCAATGAGCGTTGATTTAAAAATATCCGTGTATCCGGCTTTCTTTGCGGCTTCTGCCACATCCTCTTCATCCGTATACTTACGGTTGCTTTTACCAAGAACCAACTTAAATCCCGGCCAGTTCCTATGGTTTGTAATTGCTTCATTCTGTGCGTAGGCATAGATTTCTTCTGCCCACTTCTTCAGTGCATCTGCCTTTAACAGCACCTCTGCAATTTCCTCATCCGTAAGCAGTGCGGGTTCCGAAAACTCCATCTGCGCCAGTTTGAGGTACTCCTCTGCCCTTGCTCTGCAGGTAAATCGCGCCTTGCAGAATCGGCAATGATTACCCGCCCTGTAGTCACCTTCACCCGCCAGTGCCATTTTTGCCTTCGGCTGTAATTCTTCCTCTGCCCACTGCTTCAATTCCACTGCGGAAATTTCCCATGAAGAAATGTGTTCCAACCGGGGCTGAACAATGGTAAGTTCTACCGTATCGATGTCATAAAGAAATTCGTAATAATCCAGAACTCCCAAACCATAAATCATCAACTGTTCATTGTGTTCTGCATCCACCATCACACCCTTACCTAACTTAAGGTCGATGATACGAATTTTACGGTCTGTAATAATCACAAGGTCGGCAGTACCGAAGCACCCATCTATGAATTTTGAAAGGTCGGTTTTTCTTTCAACTTCAATAATGGTTTCACTGTAGTTTTTTCTGGATTCTTCTATACCCTCAATGGCATAATCCACGTAAGTTTCCACAGCTTCTACCAGTTCATCCGTAAAGAATTCAGAGATTGGACGCTTACTTCGTACTTTCAAATACTTTTTTATAAGATGTTCCGCCAATGCGTGTCCGGCAGTCCCCTCTGCTGCATAAGGGGACTGCTCATCTGGAAACTGCTGCTCCAGCCGTAGTGCCGGAGGACACTTTAAATAACGGCTGGCAGACGATGGCGAGAACACTGCATGAGCCGCCACTACAGCACCTCTGCTTTCTTCAGAAGGTCTGCCAACTTTTCTTCCGGTATCGCAGACAACTTATCAACACCGAATTCATTCAGAAGCTGACGCACCTCCTGTGTTTTACCCTCTCTGGACTTGTCTGCCATAACAGCACGAACCATTTCCACGGTTACCTTCTTTTCTGTAATTTCAGCAGGCTGTGTCTGTTCCACATCTTTTTCAGATGCCTTTTTCTCTTTCTTTACAGGCTTTTCATCATTTGCCATCTCCCGAAGTCCTGCTGCCAAAAGTTCGTATCCCTCAGCCATTTTTAATAAACCTTTACTCATAATGGAATAACTCCTTTCTTTACTGAACCAAACGCAAGCCACGGATTGCAGAACAATATTCCGGTGTGGCACGTTCATCTACACGAAGGGTTCTAATATTGATGCGATTCATATCCGCGTCATAAAGACTCACCGGAATGCGGAGCCCTCTTGCATAATCCAATTCGAACTCCATGTTTTCTGTAATGTCAAACCCCATCAGATACACTTCATCGCAATCTTCCATGAGTTCCAGACCCATATCGATAATTTTCATCTTTTCATTTGGATTGGTTTCATTAAGAAACTGCTTGAAATAAAGATACGGCACTACCGGAATCCGTCCAGTTCCAATGACAATATGTCCATAAAAAAGTGCCTTTTTGATATTTGCTTCGACGTCTCCTTTGAAATTGGAGATAATAAATACTTTCTTCATAATTTAATTCCTTTCTACATTCGGCTCGCATGACCGTGGTTATACGTTATTTTTACTGAAAGAAAAATAATGCTTTCTTTTTTTACAAAACTGTGCTAATATACAAATAAAGTTAATTGGAATGTTTTCAGTTAATTCTCTTCCGGGAAGTCGAGGTGACTTAATGCATTCCTTTTTTCTAACCCTTTTGTATTCCATTTGTTTTATTTGTTTGTTGACGTTTTAAACATTCGGTAAGTTTTTTATCAAAAAAAATAGCATCGAACTCACCGAGAGTTAAATCTAAGGCTTTTGCGATAATAACCATTTCTTCTGCCTTAAATTTATTCTTTTCACTACACTCCTTTTGGCACATGGACTTCTCGGTAATGCCAAGTGCTTTTGCCAAGTCTTTCTGCATAACATTGCGTTCAACACGCTTAGCCTTAAGTAATCGTACATTCATTTTTTCACCTCCGTTCGGTTAAGTTTGACTTTATTCTATATTATTTTCGGTAAGTTGTCAAATACATTTTTACCGTTTGTTTTACCATTTTTACTTCCGAAAATCTTTTTTTCCTTTATTTATGCGGTTTTCAGCACATTTTCGCTTTCCGAAAATAAATTAATCATTGACATTTTTGGTTAAGTCGGTTATACTTTTGGTAAATTCAGTGATTTCTATTCGATGAACTAAGAGGATAAGATACTACAATAAGATGCAAAGATTAACGAATTTGCTTTATTCCTGTAGTGCAAGACGACATGGACGGTCAAAC